GAGACGGCCGGTGTGCAGCCGGAGCCCATCGACGACTGGACGGCCATGGTCTCCAGCCTCATCACCGACGACGCAGACGACTGGTCAGCGCTCGTCTCCCATCTGACCGAGCCGGAAGCGTCGTCCAGCGCGGCGACGGCAGCCTGAAGGAGGCACCCTGTGGCTACACCCACCATCCCGCGCGACGCCGACGAGCTCGCCGAAGCACTGGGCGACACGTCCACGCTGAGGAACATCGTCAAGGACAAGGACACCCTGGAGGGGTTCATCCTTGACTACGCCAAGGGACAGCAGAAGCACGACCCCAACATCGAGGCGCAGATCCGCGAGGAGACGCAGCGCCAGTTCGCTGACGTCCTCCGCGACGACAAGCTCCTCAACAGCATCAACCGCCTGAACCTCGACCCGACCGCCCCGCCGGTCGCGCGGTCGAAGCACTACAACGCGAAGGCGCCGGGGGCTGCGCTCGACAAGCAGTTCACGGGCTGGGGCGAGTACCTCGCGCAGACGTGGCAGGGCGCGAACACGCAGGAGTCCCTCACCGCCCGCTCGGACATCAAGAAGATCCAGAACTCGTTCGGGTCCTCGGTCCCGTCCGACGGCGGATTCCTCATCCCCGAGTTCCTCCGCTCCGAACTTCTGCGTGTCGCGCTGGAGATGGCCGTCGTCCGGTCCCGCGCCCGCGTGGTGCCGATGGAGTCCCTCACCGTCCCGTACCCGATGATCGACAACACGTCGAACGCCTCGTCGGTGCACGGCGGGATCGTCGGCTACTGGACCGAGGAGGGCGGCGCCCTCACCGACTCCAGCCCGACGTTCGGCCGCATCGAGCTGATCGCCAAGAAGCTCACCCTGTACAGCGAGATCCCCAACGAGCTGTTCCAGGACTCGATCGTCTCGCTCGAACAGTTCATGAACGAGTCCTACCCCGAGGCCCTCGCCTGGTTCGAGGACGTCGCGTTCATCGAAGGCAACGGCGTCGGCCAGCCCCTCGGCTTCCTCAACGCCCCCGCCGCCGTCTCCGTCGCCAAGGAGTCCGGCCAGGCCGCAGCCACGATCCTGTGGGAGAACATCGTCAAGTGCTACAGCCGCATGCTGCCGGCCTCTCTCGGCCGCGCGGTGTGGGTGGCGCACATCGACACGTTCCCCGAGATCGCGACGATGGCCCTGTCCGTGGGCACCGGCGGCAGCGCGGTGTGGATCGGCAACGGCGACGGCGCGGGCGCACCCCCGGTCACCATCCTCGGCCGGCCCGTCGTCTGGACCGAGAAGGTGAGCAGCGTCGGCACGGCGGGTGACATCAACCTCGTCGACTTCGGCTACTACCTCATCGGTGACCGTCAGGCCATGCAGTCGGCCACGTCGACCGAGTTCAAGTTCGGCAACGACAAGACGGCCATGAGGGTGATCGAGCGCGTCGACGGCACCCCGTGGATCAAGTCCGCAATCACCCCCCGCAAGGGCAGCAACACCCTCAGCCCGTTCGTCAAGGTCGCGACCCGCTCCTGACGATCCACTCCCGGCCCGGCAGTAACGCCCCGGGCCGGGACCACCCAGGGCGGCACTAACACCCCGCCTGGAAAGGAAAGCCATGGGCGCCATGGAAGGACTCGGGAAGGAATTCAACATCGTGCCGATCGCGGCCGGTGCTGGTCTCTCCCTGCGCGACGCCGGCGGCGTGACGTTCGTCTGCACCGGCAACGACACGTTCACGCTGACCGTCGCCGACACGTTCGCCGGGTCGTATGCGACCCCGGGCAACATCCTCACCAAGAAGATCACCAACACGGCGACCAACGGCACCGCAGCCTGGGTCTCCGCGACGCAGTCCGCATCGAACGCCGTGACCATCTCGTCTGGGTCGGTCGCCTTCTACGTCTCCGGGGACTCCCTCCCTGACGGCAAGGCCTACGTCAAGGTCAGCGCCGGCGGATCCGGCCTCGTGACCGCGGTGTTCCACGACCTGACCTCGCAGCGCAAGGCCGACAACCTCGCCATCGTGGGGGCCTGACATGTCGACTCTCATCGCGAGCGACCAGATCCGCTCTCTCCTCGTCGGCATCAAGGTCCAGCGCACCACGGCGGCGCTCTCTCAGACCGCGGCCAGCGCCCTGTTCACCATCTCCGGTGGCAAGGTGCTCATCACGTCGCTGGTCGGCGAGGTGACCACGGTCATCCAGACGCAGGCCGACGCGACGAAGCTGACGTTCGACCCGACCGATGCGGGCGCCACGCAGGACTTGTGTGCCACGACTGACATCACGGCGGACGCGGTCGGCACGATGTACTCGATCACCGGGACCCCGGCGACCGCGTTGCAGGATGCGCTGAACTTCGTGCCGCCGAACAAGGGGCTGGCGCAGCCGCTGCTGCTGAAGCCCGGGTCGATCCTGCTGGACTGCGCCGCGTCGAACACCGGGTCGGTGAAGTGGGATCTCTGCTACATCCCGCTCGACAACGGCGCGTCGGTGGTGGCGGCCTGATGGCTCTGTGGATCTGCACCGGCTGCACCTGCCGCTACTCGGTGGGTGCAGACCGGTGCCCGCAGTGCGGCGCCACTGACCACATCGACGAAGGAGCACAGGACATGCCGAAGATCACCGTGCACGGCGGCCCCACGATTGCGGGCGCGTCGGTCGTGGGCGGCGCCTGGTCCAGCGAGGGCGACCCGGACGTCTGGCCCGAGCCGGCCGAGGAGAGCGCCGAGGAGCCTGCGGCAGAGGCCGACAGCGACACCGTGGCCGAGGAGCCTGAGAAGGCGCCGCGGCAGCGCAGGGCGCGAGGTAAGTAGCCATGGCTGAGGGCTTCTCGACGGCGGCGGCGAACAGCGTCCTCGACGCGCAGGTCACCGCCTACCCCTGGTTCAAGCTCCACGTGGGCGCGCCTGGGGCGAGCGGTACGTCGAACGCTGCGACCGAGACGACGCGGAAGAACCCCTCGTTCGCCTCAGCATCCGGCGCATCGAAGGCTTCGTCGGCGGACGCCGTGTGGACGTCGGTCGCTGGCACGGAGGACTACACGCACTGGTCGCAGTGGTCGGCCTCGTCGGGCGGAACGTTCGGCGGGTCCGGCACGGTCACGGCGAACGCGGTCACGACCGCTGACACGTTCACCATCCCCTCCGGCCAGCTCATCCTCACCGTGCCCGTCGCGTCCTGACCAACCAGCCCAGCACCGGAAGGAGGTGAACCCATGTCCACCAGGTTCGACGCAGCCAGCGACCGCATCAGCTTCGCCGGAACGATGTTCTCGGTCGGCGCCGGGTTCACCATCACCGCCTGGGCCTGGGTCAGCGTCGACACGGATGCGAACTCGACGATCGCCCGGCTGCACAGCTCCTCCGGCGGGAGCACCGTGGCCACTTGGGCGACGGGGTCCGACGGCTTGTCCGGGCCGAACTACTTCACCGGCGGCGGCAGCGTCAGCAACAGCACGAACATGGCCGTCGGCGCGTGGCGCAAGGTGGCGATCTCCTGCTCCGGTACGACCGGCAAGAGCTACGTCGCTGCGGTCGGCGGCGGCACCGAGGTCGACTCGGGCACGGTCGGTGTCGGCACCCCTGATGGGATCACGCTCGGCGGCCGGTCGTCGTCTGACTCCTCGGAGCCGTTCAACGGGAGGCTCGCCTACGTCAGGGTCTGGACCACCGAGCTCAACCAGACGCAGATCGAAGCCGAGTGGGCCAGCGCCACCCCCATCATCACGGCCAGCCTGTGGGCGTCCTGGCCGCTCACCGATTCCACCGACCTGACCGACCACTCCGGCCACGGCCGCAACCTCACGGCCGGGACGACCGCCGTGTCCACGGAGGCAGACCCACCCCTCTCCGGCAACGTCACCGGTACTGCGGCTGGCGCGTTCGGCGCCCTCACGGGTACCGCGTCCGGCGTGCGGAAGGTCTCCGGGACCGGCACCAGTTCGCTCGGCGGACTGACCGGGACGGCGAGCGGCACGCGCAAGGTCGTCGGCACGGCCGCACTCAGCGGTGGCGCGCTGGCCGGCAGTGCTACCGGGCTGCGCACCGTCATCGGCTCCGCGGCCGCCACGTTTGGTGGCCTCACCGGTACGGCGGGGTCCCCCTCGCACGTCACCGGAACAGCGTCCGGCCAGTTCGGTGGGCTCACCGGTACAGCCCGCGGCAGGGTGCCTGGGGCCCCGGAGTCGGGCGGCTGGTACGGGCTGCTCAGCATTCTCCACGAGGGCGCACAGCAGTACCGCGAGGAACAGCAGCAGACCCCCGTCGCCTGCCAGACCTGCGGAGAACCACTCCGCGCCGGACCCCGCGACGAGCGCTACTGCCCGTTCGATGGCTCGGTCTGGGGTCCGGGCGGCTGCCTCGTCGGACACATCAGCACGGCCCGGACCTGAGAGGAGGTGACGAGAGATGACCCCCTGGTACGCCACGCGTGAAGAGATCAAGGCGGAGCTGGACGTGAAGGAGACCGCGCGCAGCAACGCCCGCATCGACCGCGCGCTGGCCGACGCAACCGAAGCAGTACACGGTCTGACGCACCGCGTGTTCTACCCCGTGCAGGACACCCGCAAGTCCGACTGGCCGCCCCGCTCTGGGGCGACGCCGTGGATCCTCCGTCTCGACGCGAACGAACTGATCTCCGTCACCACCCTCACCTCCGGCGGCACGAGCATCGACTCCGGCGACTACCTGCTGCGCCGCGCCGACGACAAGGCCGAACCCCCGTACACGCGCATCGAACTCAACCTCGGGACCGACGCCTCGTTCGGCGGCGGGGACACCTACCAGCAGGACATCGTCATCACCGGACTGTTCGGCTACCGCAACGACGAGACGGTGGCCGGCCTGCTCGCCGAGACGCTGGACGCGTCGGAGACCGGGGTCGACGTCGACGCTTCCACGTCTGCTGCGGCCGGGGTCGGGTCGCTGCTGCGTATCGACGACGAGCGGGTCATCGTCACCGGCCGGTCGATGCTCGACACCGGGCAGACCCTCGGTGCCGACCTCACGAACCAGAACAACGTCGTCGTCGTCGCCGTCGCATCCGGTGCTGCGTTTGCTGCGGGTGAGGTCATCCTCATCGACGGGGAGCGGATGCTCGTCGACGAGATCGCGGGCAACAACCTCCTCGTCCGCCGCGCGTGGGACGGATCCCCGATCGCCCCGCACACCACGGGTGCCACGGTGTACGCGCCGCGGACGTTGGCGGTGGAGCGCGGCGCTCTCGGCACCACCCCGGCCTCGCACACCAGCGGAACCACGGTGGCCCGCTGGGATGCGCCCGGCAGTGTCCGACAGCTGTGCCTCGCCGAAGCCCTCACCAGCCTGTTGCAGGGCCGGTCCGGGTACGCGCGGACGGCAGGCTCCGGGGACAACGAGCGGGAGACCAGCGGGAAGGGGCTCGCTGATCTGCGGGCCCGGGTGTACACGAGCCACGGGCGCAAGGCCCGGATGCGGAGCGTGTGACCATGCGCTTCGACGTGTCCACCTCCAGCCGCGGCCCAATGTTCGATGGGCGTGCACGGCGTGCGGCGAACGAGTACGTGAACCGGCTGGAGCGGCAGCTCGCTGAGGAGGGTCTGAACATCCTCCGCCGTGAGATGCGGGCGGTGTTCCGGAACCCGACCGGCTACTACGAGTCCCGCTGCGTCGTCGTCGACGGCAACGTGATCTCCGACTCCCGCGTCATCTACGGGCCGTGGCTCGCCGGCGTCGGGTCCAGGAACTTCCCGGTCACTCGGTTCAAGGGTTACGACCACTGGATCAAGACCCGGCATGAGCTGAACTCCCGTAAGCGCGGCATCGGTGAACGGCTGCTGCGCCGCTACACGGGACGGATGTGATCGCCGTGCCCTTGGATCTCATCGCCTACCGCAGCGCGGCCATGTCGCACGCGCAGGGCCTCGGTTTGTTCGAGCAGGTACTGGACCACGAGCCGGTGTCCGCGCCCGGGTCCGGCCTGATCTACGCGGTGTGGGTTGCCGACGCCACCCCGGTCCCGGCCCGCTCTGGACTCGACAGCGTGTCGGTGCGGCTGGAGTTGAACGGCCGAGTGTTCATGCCCGCGGATACGGAGCCGCAGGGCGATGTCGACGTGGCCGTGCTGGGCGCGGCGGCTGGACTGATGAACGCGTACAGCGGTGACTTCGAGCTCGGCGGGACGGTCGCGAACGTCGACCTGCTCGGCATGCATGGCGGCGCGTTGCGGGCCCGGTTCGGCTACACGCGGCTGGACTCGACGACTTACCGGGTGGCCACGCTCACCATCCCTCTGATCATCAACGACGTTTGGACGGAGGCCCCCTAGTGGCAAAAGCAAGCGGGCTCGGGGATGCCCTCTACATCCAGGGCTTCAACGCGAGCGGCGACATTCAGCAGCTCGGCAACATCGGCGGCGGACCCGCGCTGCTCAACTTCACCGGGATCGACAAGTCCGCCTACGAGCGACAGGGCGGGCTGCGCTCTGGGCAGTTCGAGATGACCACGTACTTCAACACCGTCGCGGTCACCGGCGGGCTACACGAGAAGCTGGCCGCGCTGCCGCGCACCGACGTCGTGATGACCTACGGGCGCGGCACCACCCTCGGCGACCCGGCCGCATCGCTGATCGGGAAGCAGGTCAACTACGACCCGACCCGAGGAGACGACGGGATGCTCACCTTCGGGGTGTCCGCGCAGTCCAACGGCTACGGGATCGAGTGGGGCCGGCAGTTGACGGCCGGGGTCCGGACGGACACGGCGGCGACGCAGGGCACGGGCATCGACACCCTCGCCTCGGCGTCGTTCGGCGGCCAGGCGTACTTGCAGGTCTTCGCCCCCTTCACCGGGACGGACGTCACTGTGAAGATCCAGGACAGCGCGGACAACATCACGTTCGCGGATGTCGCCGGGTTCGCGTTCACGCAGATCACGGGCGGCGCTCCTCTCGCGGAGCGGATCGCGTTGTCGAACACGGCGACGATCCGCCGGTATGTGCGGGCGACGACGGTGACGACGGGCGGGTTCACGTCGCTCGCGTTCTCGGTGAACGTGATCAAGAACGAGAACGTTGGGGTGACCTTCTGATGGGCGCCAACGTGTTCCGGCCCGAGCCGATGATGGCGGCCGCCGCGTACAAGACGTATGCCGTGGTCTCGCCGCTGTCGACGCACTTCCGGCCTGCGACGTGCGCGGAGGTCGACTGCCCGCACTACGTCAACGGATGGCGGGTCCGCGTCGAAGCCCTCACCCCGGACCTGCTGCACGCCGCCCGGAACTCGGGCCGCAAGTACGCGGAACAGCGGGTCGCGGAGGGCGAGACGTGGCTGGTGTTCGAAGCGGGCCAGGACTGCTTCAAGGCCCGAGACCACCGCACCCGCCTGGACCGGGCCCCGCTCTATGTGGTCCGGGACGGCGACCACCGCGGCAACCCCCGCGGCACGCGGGCCCGGCTCCATCAGAACCCGGGCAACTGGGTCGACGACTTCGCCACGCATCAGCAGGCGATCGCAGACGAAATCAAGAAGGGGTGATTGGTCATGGCGAAGGCATCAGGTCTCGGCCAGACGACGCTGTCCGTGGATGACTCGGCCGGCACCGCGAGGGCGATCAAGAACGACATCACGAACTGGCAGATGTCCACGCCGCGCGGCGTGCAGGACATCACCGGTGTCGACAAGAGCGCGAACGAGCGACTGCTGCTCTTGGCCGATTGCAGCGTCACGCTCAACGGCGTGTTCAACGCCACCGCGAACCAGAGCCACGACGTGTTCAAGACCGTGCCCTCCACCAGCGTGGCGCGCACCGTCACACAGACCGTCAACGCGGTCACCCTCGCCCCGGAGATCCTGTTCACGGACTACCAGCTCACCCGCTCCGACAGCGGCGAACTCACCTGGTCCGCGCCCGGATCGCTGGCCGACGGCACCGTCCCGACCTGGGCCTGAGAGGCAGCACATGGGCTACAACGCATCAGTGTCCAAGGTGAACATCCGCTTCGCCGACGGCCACAAGTACCACGGCGCCGAGGCCACGCTCCGGGGCATGGCCTTCGGCGAGTACACCGCCGCGACCGGGCTGGACGGCGGGGACGGGGAGGACGTCGCCGCGAGCATGAAGCGGTTCGCCGGCAACCTCCTCTCCTGGAACCTCGAAGACGGCGACAACAAGCCGATCCCCGCCACCGAGGACGGATTGAAGCAGGTCGACCAGGCCCTCGCCCGCGCCCTACAGAACGCGTATGTCGAGGCGCTGATCGGGGTCCATGACGCGGACCCTTTGCCGCAGAGCTCGCCCTCTGGCGGGCCGTCCCTGGTGGAGTCCGTCCCGATGGAAGCACTGTCCGAGAGCCTGGCGAGCTGACCCGAGCCCGGTACCTGCTCGGCCTGCTCGAAAGGTTCCCGGGCTACACCCTGTCCTCGCTGATGGCGGAGGACACAGAGCTGATGCGCCTCGTCGCGATCGAGGAGCTCGGCGGCGGACGCGACCGGAGAGAGGGGGTGGACGATGTCGGATGACGTGACGATCACAGTGCGGGTGAACGACGACACCGCGTCTGGATTCCGTGACGTCAACGGTCGGCTCCGCGACATGCGCGGCCGGTTCGCCACGACGGCCGGGGACATGAACCGGTCCAGCTCCGTGATCACCCGGGCGATGGGTGACGTCCGGGCGTCCCTGCTCAACCTTGCTCCGGCTGCGGTTCCGGTGGCGGCGTCGCTGGCTCCGATCGCTGTGCAGGCCGGGGCGGCGGGGCTGGCGGTGGCTGCGTTCGGTGTGGCGTTGGGGCCGCAGATCGGGAACCTGAAGGACGCCGCGGCCGCGCAGGCGAAGTACAGCACTGCGGTTCAGCAGTCTGGGCGTGGATCGCAGCAGGCCGCGCAGGCGCAGGCGCAGGCGGCGCAGGTGATGGCTTCGATGCCGAAGGCCACGCAGCGCGCGGCCGGCGGGCTGATGGTGTTGAAGGACCAGTTCAAGTCCTTCTCCGACAGCACGGCGAAGTTCACGATGGTGCCGGTCGAGAAGTCGTTCGCGGTGATGGGGCAGATCCTCCCGAGGCTGAAGCCAATGGTGGAGGGCACGGCCACCCAGCTCGACCGGCTGATGACGGTGGCCGGCGGGGGGTTGAGTACGGGCGCGTTCGATGGCCTGTCGAAGAAGGTCTCCGACTTCGCGAACAGCACGTTGAAGGGCGCCACGGACAAGGCGATTCATTTCATGCGGGTGTTGTCGGAGGGCAACGCGCACGGGCCGATCGCCTCGTTCTTCGAGTACGCGCGGGCGCAAGGGCCGGCGGTGAAGCAGCTCCTCACCAGCGTTGCCGAGGCTGTGTCGAACCTGTTGGAGGGTGCGTCGCAGGCGGGGCCGGGGATGCTGACCCTGGTCAACGCGATGGCGAAGCTGGTGGCTGCGGTGCCGCCGTCGCTGATCGGCACGCTCATGTCGGTGTACGCCGCGTTCAAGCTGATCAAGCTTGCGGGTGCGGGAGTCGGCGCGATCGCCGGGGGCTACGCCACCCTGGCCACGAAGATCACCGCACTGCGCGCTGCCGCAGTCGCGGCGGGCGGCGGCATCACGGGGATGACCACAGCGTTGGGCACGCTGTCGACGGGCGGCAAGGCGGCGCTCGCACTCGGCGTGGTCGGGGCACTGTCGCTGGCCATGCACGCACTGAGCACCAACAAGGCCCCGGTCGCAGTCGATGAACTGTCGACGTCGCTGAACACCCTCGCGACCACAGGCAAAGTCACCGGGACCCTCAGTACAAACCTCGACGAAATGTCCGCGTCGATCGCGATGATGTCGAAAGGCGCGTCCGACAACAAGTTCGTCCAGCTCACCTCCGACTTCGGCACGTGGGTGGGAATTGCCACCGGGCCCGGAGTATCCGACGCGACAAAAAATCTCGACGCGTGGGACAAGGTCATGGCGAACAACGTCAAGGCCGGAAACCCGAAACTCGCCGCTGCCCAGTTCGACATTCTCAAGCGGTCGTGGAAGGCCGGCGGCGGGGACATGGACCGCCTGAAACAGTTCACCACCGACTACAGCGATGCGTTGAAGGACCAGGCGTTCGAGCAGCAGATGGCTGCCGAGAGCATGGGGATTTTCGGGCAGGCGGCGCAGTCGGCGCAGGCGAAGTTGGATGCGCAGAAGAGTGCGGCGGATGGGCTGCGGGCCAGCATCATCGCCCTCAACGATGTGAACCGCAGTGCTTACGACGGGCAGATCGCGTTCGAGGCGGGGCTGGACAACCTCGCTGAGTCGTTCAAGAAGAACGGCGCCACCCTCGACCTGAATACAGAAAAGGGTCGGGCTAACGGCACGGCAATGTCGCAGGCCGCTAAAGCCCAGGACGAAATGATTGCCTCCGGTCTGGCGGCCGGGGATTCATTTACGTCGATGACGGAGAAGTCGTCCACTCTGCGCGCCGAGATGACGAAGCTGGCGACGGAGGGGTTCGGCGGGAACAAGGCGAAGGCCGAGGAGTACGTCAACACGTTGCTCGGTGTGCCGTCCGAAATCAAGACGCTGATCAAGGCCGAGAAGGACGAGGCCGTCGCGGGCCTCAATGAGGTCGAGGCTGCGATCCGGAAGACCCCGGGTTCCAAGAGCGTCAAGGTGTCGACGCTCAACGGGGCTGCGATCAAGGCCCTGGAGGCGGTGGGGTTCAAGACCAAGACTCTTCCGGACGGCCGGACCCAGGTGTACACGGCGAATGGTCAGGCGATCGGGTCGATCGCTGCGGTGTCACGGGCGCTGCGTGCGCTGAACGGCAAGAAGGCCAACACCTGGACCTACCACAACATCGTCACCAAGTACTCCGTCGCAGGCAGCATCCCGAAAGGCCAGTCCCTCCACGACGTCGTCGGCGCGACGGGTGGTCTCTTCACCGGGTCGTCGTTCAAGCACGGGTACGCGGACGGCGGGAAGGTCACCGGTCCGGGCACCGGAACGAGCGACGACGTGTTCGCGCCGTGGCTGTCGAACGGCGAGTTCGTCATGAAGAAGACCGCCGTCGACCGGTACGGCGAGAAGTTCATGCAGCTCCTCAACGCCGGCCAGATCGACATGCCCCGCTTTGCTAAGGGTGGCAAGGTCACGAAGGCGCAGGCCGCGGCGAAGGCGCAGTCGGATGCGGAGCGGCAGGCGCGTTCGGATGCGCGCGGCCAGTTGACGATCTCGCACTTCGGGCAGGCGGCCGGCTACCAGCACAGCGAGTTCGGGTCGGCGCTGGGCAAGCCGGACTCGGTGAGTTCACTGGTGAACGCGTTGAACCAGTGGCGCGGCATCATCCTCAAGGCCACGCACGGGGGCACGGAGAGTCGCCTGCTGAAGCAGCTCGACAGCACGGGTAAGGCGCTGCTCCGGCAGGAGAAGCAGCTCAACTCGGTGACCGCGAGCCTGGGTAAGGCGAAGGACAAGCTCAACGACCTGAAGTCCTCGGCGGCTTCGCTGGCCTCGTCGGTGAAGGGCAGCATCCTCGGCTCGGCGAACATCACCAAGGGCGCAGGCAGCGACAAGACGATCACCATGTCCTCGATCATGGGCGGGCTCACGGCGAGCAGGGACAAAGCGACTGCCTTCGCCAGTGCGTTGCAGGACTTGCAGAAGAAGGGCGTCGACAAGACGTTGATCCAGCAGATCGCCGAGGCAGGGGTCGACGGCGGTGGGCTGGAGACCGCGGGCGCGCTGCTGGGTGCGTCGTCGTCGGAGATCCAGACGATGAACCAGTTGCAGGGCCAGATCGGGACGGCGGCCGGCGCTGCGGGGAAGACGACCGCGGATGCGGTGTACGCGGGTGAGATCGCGAAGCAGACCGCTGTGGTGAAGGTGCTGACGAAGTCGCAGGACAGCTTGAAGAAGTCCATGGACAAGCTGGCCAAGTCCATGGAGCGCGCGATTGAGAAGGCGTTCGGGAAGAAGGCCGCGGGCGGGATCGTCGGGATGGCCGCGTCGGGCGGAATCCGGTCCGGGCTCACCTGGGTCGGCGAGCAGGGACCCGAGCTGGCGGATCTGCCGGTGGGGTCGCGGGTGTGGTCGAACCCGGACTCACGCCGCAAGGCGGCGGCCCCGTGGGCGTCGATGCTCAACACCCCGCGGCGCCCGTCGACTGCTGCGCCCGCGGGTGGGGGCGGCGCCCCGGTGGTCAACGTGACGTTGGAGGTTCGCTCGCCGGGGGGCCGCAGCAATCGCTTCGAGGCGTTCCTGCTTGAGGAGATTCAGCGGATGGTCCGGGCGCGTGGCGGCAACGTGCAGCAGATTCTCAGTCCCCCGCGCGGCCGGTAACTAGGAGAGGAGAGGGCTGATGCCCTTCACGGTATGGAATGGTCCGGCGCCGACGAC